GTGCCAAAGATTTTGATTCAAAGACGTCCCTGTTTGGTTATCCAAACAAAATGCCACGAAGACACTCTGTTCGGCCCTTTCGAACACATCTACCCACAAACCATCCAACAGCAACCTCCCTTGTCTGTATGACGCGCCTTTCTCAGCGCCGACCATTAATTCCACTCCTTTACTTCCGCATCGTTTCAAAAGTCTAAAGTTAACTTTACGATAGTTTCCGAAGAAAGCCAGCAACCCATAAGGTTCCGACCGCCGCGCATCTCTGCGAGCACTCTTTATTTTATTTATTCCGAAGTTTTGGAAGAGGTGATGAAAGTGTCATCTGTTATATCTGGAGGTGAGCCCAGAACCAGAGTCAGGAGGAAGTCCTATCTGTTGAACGATTAGCGAACGGATGTTGCTAAAATGTGTTCACTATCGTCCCACGATGTGTCTTAGCACACACCGTGTTTGTTAAGTCTTGTTAGGCGAGAGAGTACAAGTAAGCTGCGAGACGAGTGGTTGCACCAGTGATGGTGGTCGCCACAGCGCTCCAATCTTGCACGACTGTCTCATTCGCATTGAGGACGTTGACGATCTGCGAATATAGACCAGAGGTACCTGCCGCGTTGGCGAGGGTCCCTATGATATTCGAAGAAGTCGCTGTACCGGAAACTGTCGGACTGCCAGCATCTGAGATGCCGGTTCCCTCAACAGAAGATTCCAACAGGTACTGCCCTGGCTTCTGAAAAGTCAGAGTATTACCTGAAGCAGTGACAGGGAGACCACCCTGAAGGGTGGCTGCAGTTCCATAAAGACTGGTTTTCGAAACCGAACCCGCTCCGAGAATTCTACGAGAGAATACTCCAGAGAGGGTCGACAGCGAGAACTGAGGCGTTATCAACTCAACATCATACTCAACGAAGAGTCGTGCTGCTGATACGGTGGACGCCAGTCCTTGGAATGCAAGATGAAGAACCCCGAGATCATAAGTCTTGATATCGAGGTTAGAGGAGAGAGACCCTCCCCGAACATACCGGCGCTTGCCGAGAGTGTTCTCATCCTTCCCATATGCAGGCATGTCAAGTGACATCCAGGAACCGATTGATCGGGCTCCGGAGCCATTTAACAGCTCGTATGCGCTTGAGGGCGCATCATCTGCCGCATCGTAATCAATCAACATCATAACCTCCCCCGATTGGGTGGCCGGTTGTAATGAAATGGTGAAAAAGCGAAGCTTATGAAAAATGTATGATTCATGTACCAAGGCTAGGAAACTAAGCCAAGGAAACATGACCTGGAGGCCTGGGTTGATCGACCCCGAATTAACGGAGTAGGCAGACCCGCCTGTGAAGGCCTGAATCATTTCAGTATGTTGAAAACGAATACCACCTTCCTTCCCCGGCAAAGAGCGGGGGGGATTGTTCGTGAACATGGTAGACATTGACAGTGGGGCGAATTGAACGGGACCTCGAGAGGCTCCCTTCACCGTCACAATTTTGTTCTGTTGTTTGCTAGGCTGAACAGCCTGTTTGCGAGATCGAACGAGCATTAGGAATATGCTTTGTTGAGATCTAAGATTCGTGTGGTACTGGACACGGGATCCTCCTCAGTACTAGGAGGACTGTACATCAATGTTGTACTCAGCAGCACGGAGAGTTCCCCTTAGGGGCTCCGGTCTGGGTCGTTAACTCCGCTAACCCGCTCTGGACTTCTTCGATCAAACGTTCTCAAGAACGGCGTGCCTGCGATTTGCATCGTAGGCCTTTCGCTCCAAAGGAGATGATCTAGAACATAGAGGGAGGCGGTGGAAACCACCAAGGTGAGATGCGCTGTGCAGTCTCTCGGCATTTTGTTTAGCACGGAAGTATTAAGTGAGACCTAGGGAAGGCCCCACACCGTTTTAGGCAATTACCAACATTAACCCCGTGAGCGGTTTTACGTCATGCTCAGGACGAGAACTTACAGCTTCCTAAAAGTCTGTAAGTGAACGAACCTTGATCAACCCAATAGGGGGACAAGGAGGGAGGCGAGTCGCGAAGACTTGGGCACTCCAATACCGTTCGATTCCTTCCATGGACATCGGTTTCAAACGATACTCCCCGAAGAATTTTGCAATAAAGACCTTATCAGAGACCTCGACGGAACCATGGCACGCTCTTGCTGCATAAGCAAGGCGTTCGAGCCACGAATCCCGGAGATCTGACGATTCAGATTCCTCATGTACATAATCCCCCGGAACCATCCTCCATTTCGCGAGGGCACCAGCCAACTGGACGGAAGGGATATCCATCCCCTTCCGTCGGTAGAGAGCGAGTCGTGGATCAGAGACAAATTTTGCCGCAACAAGGCGTTGCGCTCGTGTCACTCTCCAAGTAATTGGAGCCAACTCTCTCGGAACTCCGAAACCTCCCAGGTGAACAGGGAGGTACCAGTTTGGCCGATAGATCGGACCGAACCAATCCTGTCCCCACCGCCCGAAAGCGGTGGGGATCGAGCAAGCTGACCAGGGGCATAACTTAACCATCTCACCCAGGTCTTTACCGACCTGAGTAGGAGTGCTCTCAGACTCTCCAGTCTTGAGGGACACACCCGAAACCAATTTGAGGTTCAGATAACCACAGCGCTTCATCGAGTTTTTGACCCGACGGAACACTTGTGAGTTAATCATACAACAATCTGGAGAGAGATAGTTCTTGCCTGCGGAGATTTTAAATCCCGCATCTGCAGCTGTCTTCAGGAAAATCGGATAAAAGGATTCATCACATTTAAAGAGCATGTCGTCACCATTGACTAACACGTTCCCCCACATGATATCCCCGATCACCTGGCGACCTTTACGGTCGCCGTCCATCCACCTTTCAAGAGCAAGGCGATAGACTGCGAGGTTGATAACGCAAAGAAAAGGAAAACTCAAGGGGTGACCCATGAGCTGACCTTCAATAGCGTCTACAACCGTCCCATCTGGGTATCTCGCGCGACCTGGAAACAGAGACAACCAGGCTATGTCGGAGAAGATCAAGTCGTACAGCGGTCTAAGGGCCGCCATCGATGCATCTTTCTTCAACAAGTCTGTCGCTGCTTCATAGTCAACGCTACACCAGAACTTCAGTTTAACCACTTTGTCGATTTCATTCACGCGCTCCGTAAGATCATTTCGGAGCATTGTGGATGCGCTGTGCCTTTTCCAAGCGTCAAGGAGAACACCTTGAACGGGTTGTAAGGCAGAGTAAAGATAACCATCCCCCTTCGTGATGATGCGGAATTTCCCTGGTTCGGGAATAGCCACGACATCAACATCAAGGGCAGGGAGATAGCCGTCCTCATCATGGACTGTGAGTCTCCTAACAGCTTCATCATAGACGGAGGCGAATTGTTCTTTTCGCCATCCGTTGATGCCAGCTGCCAACACCGGGAGCTTCCCAATCGCGGAAGACTCCTTAGTATTTAGGGGTAATGTGAACCTGTCTACTAGACTTAACGCCCCGCCTTTACGGCGAGCGGCTTGTAAGCAAGCAGATCCACTGGGCATGAACTTAGTTCCTGCACGATTGCAATTCTTGAAGACTTCTTTTGAGGTGAAATTAATCATCTCATGAAGGTCATCAGGAATATAACCATGAAACTGTGAGAGTCTCTCTGCATGCTTCTTCAAAGCTGCAGCTTCTTTAACATCACCAAGCTTCGGCCAGGCTCTTTTGGAGCCTTTCTGAAGAGAGTAGATGAAAGAGACATCACGTTTCGCAATCGCGCGGGCGCAAAAGCGCTTGCACCACCCCACAAAGAGCGGATCTTGGATCCAGTCTTCCTTGATCGGAAGCTGGGAATCTAAGAAAACACCACAGAGCAGAGAGTCGAGCCAGAACTTCATAAAAGTCTGTTCTCGATTATCTTCACTTGAATATTTGATCAAATTCATCGCAGTTTTCTGCATGGAACGAACAAATCGATTAAGTTCTTTGTCGCTGAACCAGTCGTCCCTTCTCAGGGAACGACGTGCGACAAAGGGCCAAACAAGTGACTCAACAATTTGGACGATGGAAGCCGAAGCTCCCAATCCACGACATGATCGTCGTGTGATAGTGAGTATGAGATTTTCAGCGGACCTTGTTGAGGTTTTGTCCATCCGCTTACCTTTCCACATACTAGCAACATCTGTACTGCCAACAGGGCAGACGGGTTCACTCTCCTCTCGTGCCAAGCACGGAAGAGATGAGCTAGTGGGGCACTGTACTTTGTGTCCCGACATTGGTTTGAAGATGAGGATTTATC